CGGCTCATCTTCGCCGCGCTCACATTCTCCATTTGCGCGGCCATTGCGATTGTATCCCACTTGCCAAGAATGTTGTGCGGCTCCGCGACTTCTCGCTTCTCTACTTTTTTACCTGTTGTTGAAAACTTATTTTTAGAATCTGCATTTTGCAATTGATTTGAACTGTTGAGACTTATTCCATAATATCCTTCGTTGCTTTCATTCTCTAACCACACCGTCGCCTTCAGCGCATAAGGACTGGCATTCAAATATTCTTTAATTTCTTTCATCAAGTGTTTGCCAATATCATCTGTTAGTTCTTCCCTCTTGATTACATCTATGCTTACCATCCAGTTGCAATACTCTTTCAACAAGGTTGAGTTCAATATTTTGCCAGTATCTGAAAACTTGCAGCGCTGAAATAAAAATGTTTCTACTCTAGAATTTAACTCCGTCTTTTTATACTCCGCGGTTTTCAAAATAATCCCAACATACCCGTGCGACCCTTGAATGCGTTTGGGTTTAAACCGGGTATCTAAATAATTCTTTAATAAATGGAATGTCTCCTTTGTTGGTTTTATATGGCTCCATAGACGAAAACGACCTTCAATATTAACCGAAAGGTCTTCCACATCTGCGCGAACAATACATTGCGCCATGACAAAGTCATTAAACTTTTTAATCGTCTCATCTTCCGGCAATAACACATTTTGATACACCGACTGATGCGTTTCTTTCACTGTTTCTACTGTAGATTTAAGGGCCTCAATAGTTTCTTTCAATTCATTTATTTCTAATGCTTGTTTTACCAGTTGCGCATTGTTGTTTGCATTTTGTTCTTTTAAGATTTTACACTCCTCCTCTAATTCTTCATTTCTGCGCATCAATTTGTTGAAATTGTCAATGCTATACGTCTTTGAATGTATAATGTCCCGGATGCATTTGGATAACCGTAGTAATGTGAAGTTCGTATTGTCATATGCAATAATCTCCGTTTTGTTTTTCCCGTTTACTTCAATGCTGCGAATGTGCCCTTTTATTCTCGGGTGGGTTTTAATTAGATTTTCTATTTCCACCTTATTTTGCACGCGGAACGCTTCTACTAAAATAAATGTGTCATAGTGTTTGCGGTGGTCTTGAACTCTTGTTGCCAAATCATTCGTGTGGCCAAACTTTAGTAAACTTTCTTTAGCATCATTGGTATTCTCTATTGTGCCAAAATATATGCATTCGGTATTTAAAGGGAACTGCGCAATCGTCGCTTGTTCTACTGCGCGCTGTTTTTCTTTTTTTGTTGAGATTATTTCTTGTTCTATAGATTGGATAATGCTATCTTTTTGTTCCAACTGCGCTCTCAACTCGTTTGACTCTTCGTCAACAATCTCGTGCATCACTTCTTCAAGTTTTATGTAATAATCGTGGATTTCACATGCTTTTTTGGTTTGGACTTTTAAACACAGAGATTTAAAACATTTTATGTTTAACATTATTTTTTGTTTATTTTGTCCTCCATGTTGTTTATTGCACGATTTTGCATTTTCTTCAATTGATGATGCAATATTTTCATCTAAACTCGCTCCTCCAAATTGATGAGCAACATTTTCATCTAAACTTGCTTTGCCAAATTGAAGAGCAAAATTTTTATAATCTTTATCAAGAATAAAATGTTTTTCTAATACTCTAATAGCATTAACTTTTTGTGTAAACCCAATCCACTTCCACACATCATCTAAATCCACTACATAATCCAAGGATTTATCATAATTCAAATAACAATAAAAGCTGCTCACAAACAATTGTTGCTCAAACCCAACAAAACTCTCCTTAATTTTGCATAACAATTTGTTATTGTAGGTGTGGGTTAGCTTCGCGATGGGGTTCTTCTCGATAAGTTCAACGATATTTAACTCTTGCATCTTATTATACATTTATAATAGTGTTGTCTTTAAGTTGTTTTAAGTCACTTTATATATTTTAAAGTGAGTTTTATAAAAAGGAGACATATATTTTGCGCGAAAGTCTTTAGCAATGCGAGGACGTTGTTTTGCGCACCATTATTTTAGTAAAAAACGTTAATAAATATATATGACGTTAGAACTAAAAAAATTTGATATGAAAAGCATCACGTTTAAGATTAACGAGTCGAAAGGGCCGGTCGTAGTCCTTATCGGGCGCCGTGATACCGGTAAATCATTTCTCGTGCGCGACCTGCTCTACTACCATCAGGACATCCCGATTGGCACGGTTGTCGCTGGCACGGAAGAGGGGAACGGGTTTTACGGCAAGCTCGTGCCCAAGCTCTTCATCCATAACGAGTACAATACTGCAATCATTGAGAACATTTTGAAGCGTCAGCGCCAAGTGCTCAAGCAAATGCGCAAAGAGATGGAGGCATTTAAGCGCAGTAGCATTGACCCGCGCGCATTCGTTATCCTGGATGACTGCCTGTATGACAACACATGGGCGAAAGATAAAATGATGCGTTTGCTGTTTATGAACGGAAGACACTGGAAGATCATGTTAGTCATCACAATGCAATATCCTCTTGGCATCCCGCCGACACTGCGAACAAACATTGATTTTGTTTTTATTTTAAGAGAAAACTACCTGGCCAACAGGAAGCGCATTTACGAGAATTACGCCGGCATGTTCCCCACATTTGAGGCGTTCTCGCAAGTGATGGACCAATGCACAGAAAACTACGAGTGCTTGGTCATCAACAACAACGTAAAAACAAATAGACTGCACGACCAGGTGTTCTGGTATAAAGCAGATGCGCACGGTGAGTTCCGTCTTGGGTCTAAAGAGTTCTGGGAATTATCAAAAGATATGGGGTCGGATGACGAGGAAGAAAAGTATGACCCGAAAGCGAATAAAAAACGTGGTGCGGGACAAACCATTAATGTAAAAAAAACAAAATGGTAAGGATATGGTAATGGAAGATATAATAATAATGATATGGTAAGGAACTCCTGATTACCTGATGGGGTCTAATAACGCGGACCGAACGTAAAACGATACGTGATCCAATGCGCTCCCATATTTTTGTCGCATCGTGATGTCCTCCGGTTCCATTTTTGGCGCGTCTTCTGCTCGGATGTTTTCCAACTCTTGCCCAGCTTCCACTACTTCAATTGTATTAATTTCTGTCTCATTGGAAGACAAACTCAAATGATATATGTCCTCTGCCGCCCGTTTTTGTACGGTTGCAATAAAGTCGCGCACAGATAGCGACGGAGATAGCATATATTTATGTCGGTCCATTGAATACACGGCTTTGACATAACATACTTGGGCCATTTCATAATTCATGTTCATATTTGTTGTGCTCATATTTGGGTTAGTGTTTAGTGTTTGTTGTTTGTAAATAATTACTGTTTATTATTTACAAATTATAATTTCAATTTTATTGTTTTATTGTTTTATTGTTTTCAGATGTATTCATTTATCTTTATCCCCCTTTCCCGATTTGCCCATCACTACATTCTCCCCTTCAAAGAGCTCATTGCGAATATTGGCAACTGAAATATGCTCATACTCGCTATCCGCTTCGGTCTCCTGCGACTGCGCCAACAGTGCGCGCTCTTGTGTATTCATATTGGAGATATTCACGAGCTTGCCCTCCGCATTAATCGTCTGAGTTAAAACATTTCCCGACTTTTCAGCCTTCTTGATATTCTCCTCCATGGCTTGCTGACGTGTTTCTTTAATACGTTGCTCGAATGCGGTCTTAGCATTCGCCTCATTTTGGTTCTTGTTATGCGCCAACTGGTTTAGCTCCTCTTCCATATACTCTACACGACCGGTCTTGTATGCTTCCGGGTCAAACGGCATCCACACCCCGCATTCACCGGTGTAAATATCGTGGTTCGGGTCGCGCTCTCTCAGCATTTTGCTGCGTAATTCTGCTTCGGCCTGGCTGGGGAATGCGCCTCTAAATTTAATTCCGCGGGTAGAGGTTTGAAAGTTATGCGCTACATTGAACTCCTTCTCTAGACGGTCTTCATTATGGTCAAGGTAAGTTTTGTATTCATCTTCTAAAGTGTTGTTTACTAAATTGGCGCGCTCGTCTTTGATGAATTCTTCATAATCTTTCATCAAGTCTTCAAATGAAATTTTATATTTGAAGGAAACAAAATTTAAAAATTGGGAAAACTTTTCCATAGATTTAGCAAAATCCCACTTCTTTAGGAAAGCGGAAAAATAAAACATTTCTTTTTGTTTCAAGATTTTTTCAGGAGATAGGAACGACAATAAACAATAAGATTGTCCAGCAATGGGTGGGTCTACATCTAGCAAATCAATGTATTTAGAGTTAATTTCGCCATTGGCGTGAACCCTTCTTTCAAAGTTGATTTCTTTTTTCGCAGCAGGTTGCGCGGGTTGCGTTTGTTGACCTTGAGCTTTACCGTGTTTTGAGTTTTTTCCCATAATACTTTATCTATTCTTTTAATTTTAAGTTATTTATCGCACATATATTAATATATTTTCTAACTAATTTATATAATGTTTGGCGATATGATTGACATGAGCGAAGCGATTAAACGGATTATTAAGTATTTGGTGGAGGGGTTTATGGTTGCTATTGCGGCCTATGCCATCCCCAAGCGTTCCCTTAATATTGAGGAGATTGCGCTCCTTGCGCTAACTGCGGCGGCAACCTTTAGCATTTTGGATACATACGTTCCTGTTTCTGGCATGAGCAGTCGCCAGGGCGTTGGTCTTGGCATTGGCTTTAACATGGTTAAGGCGAGTGCTGGCGGGTTTTAAACATTTTCAATAAATGAACCATTGCATTTATGCAATAATAATAATTCAATCACTATGATTATTGAATTATTTTATTTTGCTGAATATGTATTGCTAAATAGTTGGGATAAAGCTCCAATTCAATTCTGCGCACATTCGTTTCCATATTTCGTCTTGTTCAATGATTTTTTCGCGGTCTTTAAGCATTGGAATATCGTGTAGATATTGTCGTTCATCTAGCGACTCGCATAACTTGTAAAGAACATAATAATAGTTTAAAAAATTGACACGGTCATTCGGGCAGAATTTAGAATAAGGTGCCAACAATTCATTGAACAGGTTACACAAAGTGTCTTCAAATTCTGGACTGAATACGGGTGGTTTAATGCCCATTTTGTTTTTAATGAACTGAATATGCTCATAATATTTATTATATCCCAGTTTTTTCAGGATTTCTTTAGACTTGGTATAAGTCAGTTCATCTAGCTGTATGCGCTCTTTTTTAATTTGCTGCTTGATGCTTTCCACGACTTCGGGTGGGATTTGCGTCGTTTCTTTGCCCTGATATTGCGCGAGGATTTCTTTAAAATGGTTGATTTTTTTGTAGGCGTAAAAGCACACTTCTTTAGGGGGTTCTTTATAGGACGGTTTTTCATTTTCAATTAAGTAGGGGACATTTTTAAAACAGCTGTTACAAATAAGGACGCCTTCATCTTCTTGAGGTATGAGTTCGCCCTCGTGGCAATAGCTGCAGAAGTCGGTGTAATTCAAGTAATTATTAATATCAAGAAAAGTTTCATCAATGTTGCACAGATATTTGTGAACGATGTTTTTGTTCACTTGTTCATTTTGTTCTACGTCTGGGTTTTTAATTTTGAAAAAGTTATTCAACATTTTGGTTTTACTGCTGGGATTAGCGGATAATTCATTCTTGGAGATGTTTTTTTTATTTTCAAAGTATTCAAATATATATTTAGAGTTATCTAACAGGTAGTCTTTTTTCTTCCCTTTTAGTTGTTTAATGTTCGCGGCGATGTCGTCAATGCGGTCTTTAATATCAAGCGTTTCTTCAACTGATAGCTTTTTGTCGTCCGCGATTTTTTTAAGAAGTTCTTCCTTTTCTTGTTTTAATTTAGGAAGTTTATCATGTTCATCCTTGTTAAACTCATTAATAAACTCTCTATGCTTCCCATCTAATGTGGTGGAGTTTTTCTTGCTGATTTTTATATTTTTTGCTGGTTTTGTTTTAAAGGAGGGCATCTTAATTTATTAAATATAAACCAGTATATTTAATTTATTATTTTCATAATTAATATATTTTGCAAATCACAAATAATATTAAGTTGAAATAAAGCGTTTTTAATCTTTCTTCAATACAAATAATGGAGGTGTCTGTTTCAATTGTGGATGACAATGATAAACGTGTTTGCACTAACATTGACAGCGCGAAATTTCAAAAGATGGTGCTCCTGTTTAATTCATTGGAAGAAGGATGGACAGTCAAAAAACGGAGCGACACTTATGTATTCACAAAAAAACACGAGGGCAAAAAAGAAGTTTTAGAAGACGCATATTTACTCAAATTTATGAAAAAACATCTAGATTTAAGTAACATTGTTTCTGCGAATTAACAGCATGTTGTTATTTTTTGCAGCATATATGATGTCAACCATTGTTGTTATTGTTGGTTGGTGGTGCGCGCACACATTTGTAAAAGATGTGTGTAAAAATACGTCTATTTAATGAAATTAAGCAAAATTTATAGTTTAATTTAATTTATTTCTAAAATTTTTTTCTTTAGCAATATTATAATATGGGAGGTGGATTAATGCAACTCGTTGCCTATGGCGCTCAAGACGTATACCTTACAGGTAATCCTCAGATCACTTTCTGGAAGGTGACTTACAGACGCTACACAAACTTTGCTATTGAATCAATTGAGCAAACATTTAACGGACAGGCTGATTTCGGTCGTCGTGTCCAGTGTGTTATCAGCAGAAACGGTGACCTCGCTCACCGCACTTACTTGCAGGTAACACTCCCCCAAATCGACCAACAAATGAGTGCAGATAACACTGTCTATGCTCGTTGGTTGGATTTCCCCGGTGAGCAGCTTATTGCCCAGGTGGAGGTTGAGATTGGTGGCCAAAGAATTGACCGCCAATATGGTGACTGGATGCACATCTGGAACCAGCTCACCATGTCTGCCGAGCAACAGCGCGGGTATTTCAAGATGATTGGTAACACCACACAGCTTACCTTCATCACGGACCCCTCTTTCTCCGACGTGGATGGCCCTTGCGACTCCAGTGCTCCTCGTCAAGTGTGTGCTCCTCGCAACGCCCTCCCCGAGACGACCCTTTACATTCCTCTCCAGTTCTGGTTCAACACCAACCCCGGCTTGGCTCTCCCTTTGATTGCTCTTCAGTACCATGAGGTCAAGATTAACCTTGACATCAGACCTATTGACGAGTGCTTGTGGGCTGTCACCTCGTTGGTGTCTGGCGAGATGAAGCCCGCTTCTATTGCCTACAACCAGTCACTTGTAGCTGCCTCTATCTATGTTGACTACATCTTCCTTGACACCGATGAGCGCAGAAGAATGGCCCAGAACCCCCACGAGTACCTTATCACCCAGCTCCAATTTACCGGCGACGAATCGGTGGGGTCCTCAAGTAACAAATTGAAATTGAACTTCAATCACCCGGTCAAAGAGCTTGTATGGGTTGTGCAACCTGACCAGAACGTAGATTATTGCTCTTCTCTAGTGGGCGATGCTCTTTTGAACCGCGTTCTTGGCGCCCAGCCCTTCAACTACACCGACGCCATTGATGCTCTCCCGAACGCTATCCATGCTTTTGGTGGACACCAGGCGATTGCTGGAGACAGCCGAGCGTACATTGACTCCAATGGTCTTTTCCAAGATGCCGGCGCAAATGACGTAGAAGGTGGCAACAACTGGGCTTTGGGCGGCGGTGATGCCTATGATGCCCCCAACTTTGCCGGCCCGGATAACTCCGGCGTCTCCGATGCGGGCACATTCGTCCTCATGGAGTCTTCCATCGACATGCATTGCTGGGGCCTTAACCCCGTAGTCACTGCCAAGTTGCAGCTCAACGGCCAAGACCGCTTCTCCGAGCGCGAGGGCTCTTACTTCAACTACGTGCAGCCCTGGCAATCCCATACACGCAACCCCGATGAGGGCATCAACGTGTATTCTTTTGCCCTCCGCCCTGAAGAGCACCAACCCAGCGGCACGTGCAACTTCTCCAGAATTGATAACGCCACGCTTCAGTTGGTGCTCTCCAACGCCACCGTGTCCGGCACCAACACCGCCAAGGTTCGCGTTTATGCCACCAACTACAACGTCCTCCGTATTATGTCCGGAATGGGGGGGTTAGCGTATAGCAATTAGAGGATTGGGTGGTTAAAATATATATACATATGTATATTAAGTGTAAAAACTACTTAAAGACATTCTTATTATATAAATTATAATATGAATAAAGACGACATTCGCAAGCCTACAGCCTCCCCTCTTATGCGCCCGGTGTATTCAACGAACGAAGACCTGATGTGCGGCGTGATTGACTACAACAATCGCACATATTTAGTTGATTTGAAAGATAAGGATAAACTCATCAATAGCAACAAACATTTTGTTTTCACAAACACAGACGACATATACCCGTCTTACTCTTGCAATTACAAAAAGTATAATTATTTGGATTTTTTATTTGCGTTTGACCCGAATAAATCGTGCTATGTGTTTGCAAATGGTAACCAATTTGATTTAAGAAATTCTAACGTAAGGATATATCATGCATTTCACGCGCAAATTGCGAAACAATATAATGTAATTACATACATACCTGGACATTATTTAACTATGGGACAAGATGCAAATATTATGAAAAACCCTATGTGGAAAATAATGGAAAATGGGAAGGAATATATATTAATGTATTGTGAAAGAGATACTATTTGCAAACTATGCCCTGAAAGTTATCAAAACATATTGGAATTTGAAACAACTTTTAATAATAATAAAAAATTAACTTGGCATAAAGCAACAAATGGATACATTCAAACGCATGCATATGAACACAAATGTTATTTTATTCACCAGATCATTATGAACTGTTATGGCAACGGCAAAGGCACAAATGTTATTAGCATTGACCACATTGATAGAAACCCGCTGAACAACTCTTTGGAAAATCTGCGCACCGCTACAAGAAAAGAGCAAGAACAGAACAGCAAAGGCATCGCGCCAGGAACCAAACGAGAAAGAAAACAGAGTGCACAAACTTTGCCTGACGGAATAACTCACGATATGATGCGAAAATATGTATGTTATTACAAAGATTACGCCAATAAAGAGAAGACCATATTAAGAGAATATTTTAGAGTAGAAAAACACCCCAAATTAGATAAATTATGGTCTAGCACCAAATCAAATAAAGTATCCCTCCAAGAAAAATTGCAGCAAGCGAATAAGGTGGTAGACGACTTAGAGCACGACATTTATCCAGACAAATCTGAACCAACTCTGCCAAAGTATGTGTCGCTCGTTATTTCGCGCGAAAAGCCACATCTTGTGTTTGAAAAAAGAACAGATGATATGCGATTAAATGTTAAAATGGTGCTGCCGCCAGAATACGATTTGCACGAGCAGCTCGCCATTTTTAACGACAAGATTAGCACAAAGTATGCAGGTGAATGCATATTATAATACATTTTCTTTTTTGCTATTAATAATAAAAAACAAAAATATTGCCTCCGAGGTTGCTATAGCAAAAACTTTGCTTCCGAGGCGTCAGCATCAAAAAACTTTGCCAGGCACAGCAAAAAACGCGCACATTGCGTTTTATTTTTATTAACAAAAAACAATAATAAATATAACTACTTAAAGACTAATCTATATAATATATTATAATGAGCGTAGACATAGTCAAACTTATTGAGAGCAATCCAATTGCAAAGTTGAACGGGAATTACCAATCTAAACTAATAGATAAGGTTAAAAATAATTTTAGTAATTATGAACAACAGATGTTTGTCGCGAGTTTTTATTGTTATTTAAACTATAATCCTACAACAGAATACATTATTAATCTTGATGATGTATGGGAATGGGTTGGATTTTCAAAAAAAGCAAATGCAAAACGAATATTAGAAAAACATTTTATTATTAATAAAGATTATAAAGTTTTGCTGCTCCCGCCTGAGCAACAAAGTTTATGCGCAACTGATGAGGATAAAAGTTCATGCGCAACAAAAGACGCCCGCGGTGGCTATAATAAAGAAAATATTATGTTAACAATTAAAACATTTAAATCATTTTGTTTGAAAGCCGGCACAAAAAAGGCAGACGAAATTCACGAGTATTACATAAAAATGGAAGAAGTATTGCAACAGGTATTACAAGAAGAAAGTAATGAACTTAAACAACAGCTTATCCAATGTAAAGAAAACGCTATACAAATCGCAGATAAATGTAAACAAGATTATGAACAAAAATTGTTTAAAGAAAAACAACTTGAAAGGCAACAAATATTGCTAGGCGAATTTGGCACAATTGGTTCTATTTTTTATATAATTAAAGTAAAAACTTTTGAGAATGGACAATACATTGTAAAAATTGGTGAAAGTCGCATAGGAATAACCGGGCGATACAATGAGCACAAATCTAAATATGATGAGTGCTTATTATTAGATTGTTTTTTAGTAAATAGAAGTAAAGACTTTGAAAGTTTTATAAAATGTAACGCAAGTATTACTCCTAGCAAGGTAACTAATTTACCAGGACACGAGACTGAACAAGAGTTATTTCTAATTGGCAACAAACTTTCCTACAAAACATTGTTGAACATTATTAAATCAAACATCAAAGGTTTTAATGACAACAATAATGAAATCAAAAAATTAGAGTTGGAGTTAGAAATATTAAAATGTAAACAAACTATGGCACAACCTCCGTCTAATGATAACGCGGTTCTCCAGGAATTGTTAAATGCCAATAAAGTAATGATGAATAAAATAGATACCCTTGAAAACTCAAACAAAGAAATGATGCAAAAGTTAAACTCAATGCAAACTAAGGTTGTATCCAACTTTAATGAGCCTCTCGCAAATGTCGGCCCAAGATTGCAGTGCATTAATCCGGAAACATTGCAACTCATAAAAGTGTATGAAACTGTTACCGAGTGTATGAAAGAAAATAATAAAATTAAACGCCCTAGTATCAATAAAGCGATTGAACAAAATACTGTGTATTGCGGGTTCCGGTGGTTGCTGGTGGATAGACAATTGGACCCCAATATTATAACGCACATTGAGCCAACTAAACCAACCAGACTTCAAAATCTGGGATACATTGCAAAATTAAATAAGGACAAAACTGAAATTAT